AAACCCCCGCGCTACGAACGACTTGCATGGCCCCCTGGTTAGGGACAAGCCGAGGCTCGACCGCCCGCAAATGGTCAAGACAACGGTTTGTAACACTTAACTAATTGGAGGGCACAATGCCTGACGCAATCACTACCGCATCAGTGCAGGAATACAAAGCTAACGTCGAGTTGCTCATGCAGCAACAAGACTCGCGGCTGCGTAGTTCTGTCACAACCGACTCTTACGTCGGCAAGGCCGCATCAGTTGTAGAACAGTTCGGCGAAGCTACCGCTGTCGTTCGCACTGCACGCCACGCAGATACTCCGCTGCTTGACCTTACCCAAGACAAGCGTTGGGTTTTCCCGCTCGATTATGAGTGGGGTTCCCTGATCGACAACGAAGATCAACTGCGCGCAATCGTGGAACTGACCAGCCCCTACGCACGGGCCGGCGCGGCCGCGATGGACCGCGCGATTGACGACGTGATTCTCACGTCGATGTTCGGCACCAACTTCAAGGGCGAAAACGGCACGACCTCGGAAACCTTCGACACGACCAACTTCCAAGTGGCCGTGACCGTCGGCGGCGCGGCGTCGAGCCTCAACGTCGCCAAGCTGCAGTCGTCTGTTCAGAAACTGCTGTCTGCTCACAAGGGCGAATTGATGGAGCCGGTCTACGGCGCTATCAGCTCTTTCGAGCACGACGCGCTCCTGAAAGAAATTCAGATCGTCAACAAGGACTACGGCAATAGCGCCGTCCTGGTTGATGGGCGCGTCAAGCGATTCATGGGGGTGGACCTCATCCTCACGGAGCGCCTGAACATCACGGGCGGCAACCGTCTTATCCCGATTTGGGTTAAGAGTGGCATGTATCTCGGGCTGTGGAAGGACATCGTCGCGGAAATCAGCAAGCGCGCCGACAAGTCCTACGCAAATCAAGTCTACCTTTGCATGACCCTTGGGGGCACCCGGACACAAGCCGGGAAGCAAATCCAAGTGCTGTGCGACGACCAGATTTAATCGGAGGAAATTAAAATGTCTCTCGTTTCTAGCTCTCAAGTCGTCCAAGACCAGGACGCAACTCCGGTTGTCAAGACCAACACCCAAAAAAAGGGTGCGCCCATCCGTATGGCTGACGGCCTGATCGCGGCTGCCAGCTTTGTGGGGGGCACGGCCGGTCAGTGGTATACCTTCGTGCGGCTGCCTGTGCGCGCGAAGGTTGTGGACATCACCTTGTTCGGGGCGACCACGACCTCGGGCGCGGTGAAGTGCGGACTCTACCGTCCAAACGGAATCGCAATCGACGACGACGTGTTCGCAACGCTCTACGACATGGCGGCGGAAAAGGACGGGGCAACCCTCCTTGTAACGCCGACCGCGACGGAACGCACGCAGACAATGGCGACGGCTTACGCTACCGCCATCGGCACTGCTGGCGCTACCGGCGATGCGGAGGTCGATATCGCCCTGACGATTGTGACCGCCCTCGGCGCGGGCATCCTTCACGGGATGCAGGTGAAATACGCCCTCCCCGAGTAAGGGGTTGGGTAAACTATTCCCCGAGGGCTCTGGCCCTCGGGTCTTTTTCTAGGAGCACGCATGGCGACTCGCTACATCGGGATTACCGACGCGCGCGGATACGCGGATACGAACAACGAAATCGTCGGTGCGGCCGCTGGTGGAACCCTCGCCGGCTCGCAGACGGTCCAGGTGGTGTTCGACGACGGCGTGTTTGGCAGTCCACAAGAGCAAAAGCAGCGGTTGGTCGCTGCCCTTCAACAAATTATCGAACGGGTGCAGACTGCGAAAGAATGGCCCATCAGTAGCGCATCCTAACCGGAGTCGCACATGAGCCGCATTATTCGGGTTCGCGCCACTACTACCCGGCCCGCCGACGCCACCGCATACGCGGGTGGTGACGAAGTAAGCAACAGCGCAACCGCCGGGTCAGTAGTCCGCCCGGTGTTCGATCTGTCGGGTATCCCCGTTGGCACCATCCTCGCCGCGCAGATTGACCTGAGCGCCGCCTCTGGCAACGTCGTTACTACCGCTGCCGACTTCGAGGTAGCCATCTACAAGACCGCGGGCATCCCGGCAGCCGTCGGGGATAATGTCACGTCTCCCTTCGCCGCGGCAGCTCACGGGCTGTCTGTGGCAGTATTCCGTTTCGACGACACGGGCTGGACTGGCCCCTTGGGCACGGTCGCGGCCGGCACCTCCCAATTGCAGAAGGTTGGCGCGCACGTGGTTCAGCCGCTTGCGGCGAACGTGGCGCAGTATCCTTGGCCAGCGGGCCACGCCCTTGAATTCACGCAGGGCGAGGCAAAAACGCTCACTGCGGCCATTCGAGCGTTGGCCGCGTGGACTCCTACGGCGATTGTCAATACTCTCGGGATAACCCTCGATATAGCTGTTAACTAGAGGTCTCCACATGGCGACCTCAAACGTCGAGATCGCGAACCGGGCGCTGCAGATACTCGGTTCCAGCCACCGTCTCGAAAGCCTATCCCAAGACCACCCTAACGCGCGGACTTTGACCGCTGCGTTTGCTCGCGTTCGCGCGGCGCTGTTCCGGCGCTACACGTGGAATTTCTCAATCAAGCGCGCCTCCGTCGCGGCGGACTCCACTCAAACGATATGGGGCGGTCTCAACCGCTACGCCCTGCCCGCGGACTTTGCTCGCCTGATTCGGGACAACGAGACAGGCACCCGCTCCGACTGGAAGATAGAAGGCCGATTCATTATCACTGGTGATGCCGCCCCGTTGGAGTTCAAATACATCGCCGTCATCGAAGACCCGCAACAGTTCGACTCGCTGTTCGACGAAGTGTTTGCCTACCACTTGGCTGTTGCCTGTTGCAAGGAAGTGACGGGGTCTAACGCTACCGCCGAGCTGTTGGAAGAGCGGAGCGAGGTGATGGGCGACGCCAAGCGCAACAATGCCTTCGAGTCGGACGCGGTGCAGCCGCTTGACGACGATTGGGTTTTAGCGAGGCTATAGTGGGCCGTGAATCTGTCTTTCAGCCATCGTTCGACGCAGGCGAACTCAGCCCCCTCATGCTGGGGCGGGCTGACCTCGACAAAAGATCGAGCGGCCTCTTCACCTGCCTAAACGCGGTCCCGCTGGTGCAGGGCGGCTGGACGCGCCGGCCCGGCACGCTGTTTCTGAAAGAGGCCAAGTTCAGCGACAAGGCGACGGGCCTGTTCCCGTTCCAATTCAGTATCGTGCAGACTTACCAGTTGGAGTTTGGCGACCTCTACATTCGCTTCTACACGTCCCACGGTATCCTGACGGCAACCTCGCAGGCGCTCACCGCCGCGACAAAAGCGAACCCGTGTGTTGTAACATACACAGGCGCGGACACATATGCCAATGGAGACCGGGTATACGTGACCGGCGTCGTGGGTATGACACAGCTCAACAACCGTGAGTTCATCGTCGCCAACGTCAACGCGGGCGCGAATACGTTTGAGCTGCAAGAATATCTCTCCGGCGTGGCGACGAATGTCAACAGCACGAACTACGATACGCTGACGGGCTCCGGCGCAATCGCGGAAATTTTCCAGGTCACTACTACATACACGGCGGCACAAATCGCCGCTATCCGAATTGTGCAGTCCGCAGACGTGCTGTACATATTGCACCCGGACCACCCGCCGCGAAAACTGGTGCGCGTGTCCGCGCTGTCGTGGACGCTGTCCGACCTGTCGTTTACCGACGGGCCGTATGACATCATGAACACTACGGCTACAACCTTGACGCCGAGCGCCGCTACTGGCGCGGGGGTGACACTGACTGCGAGCGCCATCACAGGCATCAACAATAATACTGGCTTCCAGGCGACCGACGTGGGACGGCTCATTCGGCTGCAGGAGGGGTCCACTTGGGGATACGTTATCATTACGGCGTGGACCAACACGACTGTTGTAACAGTTACGGTGCTCTCCACGCTCACCAACACGAACGCCAAGTTGAACTGGCGCATGAGCATCTGGTCGGGGACGACGGGCTATCCTCGCTGCGGCACCTTCTTCGAGGACCGGCTGTTCCTGGCGGGCGCGGCCAGTTACCCGCAACGGCTGGACGGGTCTATGACGGGGCAATACGAAAACTTCAGCCCGTCGTCAGTAGGTGGAACCGTCGCGGACAACAACGCGGTGGCGTTTACGTTGAACTCGAATGACGTTAACACAATACGCTGGCTTGCGGACAATGAGAAGGGATTACTCGCCGGAACCGCGCGCGGGGAGTGGCACGTGCGCGCGTCGTCTCTCGGTGAAGCACTGACCCCAACGAACATCATGGGCAAGCCATCCACTAAGCACGGCAGCGCGAGCGTTGCGCCCGTGCAGGCGGATAACGTGGTGCTTTATGTGCAGCGCGCGGGCAAAAAGCTGCGGGAGCTGGCCTACGTGTTCGAGGCAGATGGTTTCAAGTCTCCCGACATGACTATTCTCGCGGAGCACGTGATGCGCCCGAGCGTAACGCAGTTGGCCTACGCGGAGGAACCGCAGGCCGTCGTGTGGGGCGTTCGCACTGATGGGTCACTGCTCGGTTTCACCTATGAGCGAAGCCAGAAGGTTGTCGGCTGGCACAGGCACGAGCTGGGCGGGCAGAGTGATTCCGGCGGGCTGCTCATTCCTGTTGTTGAGTCCGTATCTGTGACCCCAGCGCCGGACACAACGCGGGACGAACTATACCTGATCGCACGGCGCTACATAAATGGTCATTCGCGCCGCTTCGTTGAGCTGATGACGAAGTATTGGGAGACGGAGGATAGTCAAGAGGACGCATTTCATCTTGACTGTGGCTGGACTGTGGTTAACAGTCCCGCGGCCACGACGGTTATGGGTCTGTGGTTTCTGGAAGGGGAGACCGTGTCCATTTACGCGGACGGCGCGAAGGTGGCGGCGCAGGTGGTGACTAATGGAAAAGTCACGCTAGCAACTGCCGCCAGCGTCATCACGCTGGGGTATTCCTACAACAGCGACGCCGTGACGATGCCGCCGGAGGGCGGGTCGCAGGATGGCAGCTCGCAGACTAAGACGAAGAAGATATCGCGCGTCGGCTTCTGGCTGCTTGACACGCTCGGCCTGAAATACGGGCCAGACTTTGACCACATGTTCGAGATCGTTAATCGCACATGGGGTGCTGCGGCGAATGAACCGACGCCGCTGTTCACAGGGGTATACAGAGATAGGTTCGAGGGGGATTACGACCGGCTGGCGCAGGTCTACTGGCGCTGCGATGGACCCTTTCCCGCAACAGTTTTGGCACTGGCGATACAACTTGACACCGCTGACGGCTCATAACTACAGCGTCGTGCCATTCAGGCGGTGGCACGTTGACTGGCTTTTGGAGGACGGGGACGCAGAAGGCGGCTTCTGTCGCCCCGACCAAGGCACGTTGGCCGCGATGGAGGGCATGGGGACGAACTGGACGATTGTGCTGGAAGGCACGCCGCTAATGTGCGGCGGGACGATGATGCAGTGGCCGGGGAGGCATATCGCCTGGTCCTATTTGAATCAGCACACAGGCAAGCACATGGTTTATATCACCAAGCGGGTGCTTGAATATCTAGCGAAGGCGAAGGGTAGAATAGAGATAACCGTCAGAGTTGACTACGAAAAAGGTCACAGGTGGGCGAAGATGCTCGGCTTTAAAGAGGAATGTTTCCTGACGGCCTACGGGCCGGAGGGAGAGGACCACGTGCAATACACACTTTTCAATAGGGATTAGGTGCGGCTATGCCCATGGCAATCCCTATCATAATGGTGGCCGCCGCCGCAGTTGCGGCGTATGGCGCTCACCAGCAGGGTCAGGCCGCCAAGAAGGCGGGCGACTTCAACGCGAAAGTGAGCCTGCAGAACGCGGAAGCCGCGCGCTCGCAGGCGTCCATGCGCGCATCGCAGCAGGAGCGCGAGACGATGCTGCGTATGGGTGCTATCCGAGCGGCGCATGGCGCGTCCGGGGGCACCGCCGACGGCAGCGTGCTGGACGTGCTGGCTGACACCGCGGCGCAGGGTGAGATGCAACGGCAGAACCTTGTATATCAAGGCGAAATGGCCGCGCGCGGGTATCAGAATACGGCGCAACTGGATATCTTCGGTGGGCAGGCGGAACAGAAAGCCGGCAACTTGAAGGCCGGGTCTGAGCTGCTGGGGGGTGTTGCCGGCGCGATGGGTGCCCGTTCCAAGTTGAAAGGTCCATCGTCGCCTCCACCGACTCCATCGCCGTATTAGCCCCCGACGGAGATTAACATGCCAAAACTACGCGGATATTCCGCCGACTTGCAGGAAGCGCCTATCTCGGGAGGCCGTCGCGCAACAGCCGACGACTTCGGCGGCGGGATTGGCGAAGCTACGACAGGGCTGGCGCACAGAGTTCAAAAGGTCGGTGAGTCTGTCGTAGAAATGGCCGAGCAGAAGGACGAACGCTACGTCATTGTGGAGCAAGCTCGGCTGCGGCAACAGACGGCGAAGGCGCTGGAACAGGCGACGCTATCCGGCGCACCTACGGAACCCATCCGCGAGAAGCTCGAAAACGACCTGGCGGGCCTGAAGAACAAGGTTACGACCAAAAAAGGGTTGACCGCTGCGGATTATCACGGCTTTAACACGATGAACGTGTATGACACCGCGGAGAATCAGCTCCGGGTGCAGCGCGCGGCAACGGAAGCGCGCACGCAGGCGACGACACTGATGGCGGAGCAGGGCGCAACTCTGGCTTCCCGTCCGGCTTATCTGCCGGCGGCTATTCAGATCAGCGACCAATTCCTTGATACATTCAAGGGCCGTGTTGCGCCGGAGAAACTTGAGGACATGAAGCAGGCACAGCGCTTGCAGTTGAACGAGTCAGCGGTGCGCGCATGGTCGCTGCTCGACCCGGCGGCGACGAAGGCACAGTTGGAAGCCGGCGAGTTCACCCTGACGCCGGCACAGCGCCGGCAGGAGATCGGATTCGCGGAAGGGCAGATTCGCCAGCGGCGTCAGGACGCCGAACACGAAATGCGGATGGACGAATACCGGAAGCAGAAGCTCAGTGACGAGTCGCGCGGAGAATGGAATCAGGAGATTTTTGGCGGAACCGCTAAGACAACGCAGATATTGGCGGACCGCCGGCTGACTGCCGCGCACCAAGAGCACCTGATTCTGCTGAACGACAGATGGATAGACCAACTCCGTAACGGGGACAAGAAGCCTAACCCTGTCCTGGAACGCGATCTTATGCTCCGTATCTACGCCCCGGAAGGGTCGCCCGAAAAGATTTACTCCGCCGACGCCGTGTATGAAGCGATGAAGAGGCCCGACGGGCTGAATGTTACGCAGTTCCGTCGGCTCTATGCGGAGGTGGCGAACGCGAAAGACCCTAACAACAGCACCGTGAACCAGAGATTCTTTGAGTCTATGCAAATGGTAAACGCTGCTGTTCAGAAAGACGCGGGATTACTGATGCAGCCCTGGCTGATGGCGGAGTTGTCCGGGAAGTGGGCTGGCGCTGTGCGCGCCCTGATGGACCAGGAACGAGCGGAGGGGCGCAATCCAGCTCGACTGTTCAATCCACAGGACAAAGATTGGGTTATGCGCCGGGAGTTCATACAGCAATTTTTTATATCCGCCAGGCAAACGGCGGCTGGCTCGGCGTCCACACTGGCTGGGGGCGCGGCTGTTGGCGCAGACGTAAAGACCTTCCCTGATGGCGTTACCCGGAAATACAAAGGCAGCGGCGACCCGATGAACAGGAAAGACAATTGGGTCGAGGTCAAGCCGTCCACGGCGGCGGCGCAAGTGGCGGCAGTTCCTAAGTCCTTTAATGGAGTCAATGTCCCTCCCGTCGCCCACAGGAACGAGGGCCTGACCGCGAGAGTCAGCAGGGCATATCCGAAGCAGCGGGGTGAATCATCGGCGGCATACACCACCCGGATGGATATGCTAACCGCGCGAGCGCGCGAAGCCGGAGCCGAGTAATGGCCGACCCGAACACTGAGTTCCTGATGGGGGAGCTACGCACTGACCCGAACACCGAGTTCCTACGGCAGCAGTTGTCTGTGGGCGCGGCGTGGCTGGCCCCTTCCCATCGAGAGGCCGCCAGCCTGTCCGCCGCGGTGTGGCATGGGCTGCAGTCGAGCGCGACGGGGTTGGCTCTCCGGGGCAAGCTGCCGGACCAGCAACTGCCGGAAAACGCCCCCTGGTATCACCGTCTGCCCTCTGGCGCGGCATCAATGCTCGCCGACCTTCCCCTATCCGTCGTAGCGGCGGTGCCGGGCGTGATTGGCGGCGGGGCGGTGGGCTCGGCGGTCCCCGTCCTTGGGACAGCCGCGGGGGCTGTCGTAGGGGGCGGGGCGGCGGCTTTTGCGGCCCCCATGGCCCTCCGAGACGCCCTGATGACCGCCTACGGGCAGAACCATGCCCGAGACTGGAACGACGTATGGGAGATCACTAAGAGCGCCCTGAAGGGGGGTGCCAAGGGGGCGGTCATAGGTGGGGCCACGATGGGGGCCGGGCGGGTCGTTGGCGCGGCCCTGCCGGCTGCTGTTGGGGCCACGGCACGGGGCGCGGCAGCGACTGGGGCAGAGCTTATTGCCATGACGGGCACGGCGGCGGCCTTGGAGGGTCACATGCCGACGGCGCAGGAGTTTATGGACAACGCCATCCTGCTCGGGGGGCTGAAAGCATCGGTCAGAATTGCCGGGAAGCTGCGGCAGATATACGCCGAAGCAGGTAAGAGGCCGGAAGAAGTGGCGGCAGAGATGGGGCTGGACCCGGTCTTGAAAAAGGACATACTAGCTAGAATTGCTGCACGGGACGGGGATATACCCGCTGCCTACAAGCCGTTGGCTTTAGCTGAGAGGGTGAAGGCCGCGATAGAAGCCGACCCGCGCCCGGAAATGCTGACTAGCGCGTTCGCGGACGCAGTCAAGGATGGCCCGGCTAAGATCGTGGATATCCTGATCGAGCAGCCGCTTGTTAAGGCGGAATACGTCGTAGACAGCGACTCCGCTGCCGCTATCACGCGCGGCGTGGCAGCGCTCTACGAGCCAGAAATAGCGAAGCAGACACGCGGCGAAGTGGCGGATAAGGCAACAGCCGCCGCAGGTATCAAGCGCCTTAGCGGCAGCGCCTTGGAGGCACACGAGATCGGCGCGGCGGAAAACGCGGCCATGCTGTGGGCGCGCGCGAAGGTTTACCGGGACGTTGCAGCGTCGGCCGTCAAGAAAATGCAAGAGCTGTCGAAAACGCCGGAGGCTGAATGGACAATCGAGCAGAAGGTGACGGCCTACGCCGAAATGGAGCGAGTCCAGATAGCCTACCGGAACATGCGTGGGGGACACGCGGAGGTAGGCCGTGCGATGCACATACTCCGCACGATCAAATATGACCGGGACTTTTTGGGCGAGGCGGAGGCATTCACGAGACTGTTGGAAAAGAGCAGTGGCGGGGACAGCTTCCAGACGCTCGCGCATATCGTAGCTCTGATTAAAGACCCGGCGCAGTTGGCAAAGTTCGCGGAGCAGATCACCAAGGCGACTACCTTGGAGAAGGTGCTGGAAGTCTGGAAGGCGGCGATTCTGTCCGGCCCCCTGACGCACCTGGCGAACCTGTTGGGCAACCTAACCAAGTTCGCTGTTGAAATACCAGAAAGCCTTATACGCACCACATTGGAGGCGGGGCAGCGCAAGCATGCGGGCGACCCGATGAATATGGCCGAGTATAAGGCGAAAATACTGTCGCCGTTCATCGGAATCAAGATGGGGATGAAAGATGCACTCGTTCTAGTTGGCGAAGTGTGGAGGGGCGCGGGCGAACACTTGGAAAAAGGCGACGTTTACCGGCACGCCAACGAGGGCCGCGTAGGGCATTGGGTTCGCGCGCCCTTCCGTGCGCTGCAAGTGGCGGACGTGCTGTTCCGAACAGTTGCCGAGCGTGGGAGGGCATACGAGCTGGCGACTGTTCGTGCTCTGAAGGATGGATTGCACCCGGAAACCGCCGAATTTCGTGAGCGTGTCGTCGATTATACCAACAATCCTGAGAAGGGACTGGCCATAGGTGACGCAACAGTCACTCTGCGGGAAATTAAACAGGCGGGCGGCGAGGCCGTGTTCTCACAGCGCCTTGGTCCAAAGCTGGAACACGTGCAGGCGGTCATGGCCGGAACCCCGATGCAATTCGTAATGCCCTTCTTCCGCACTCCGGTCAACCTGTTCTCGTGGGCGCTACAGCACTCGCCTTTCTTTATGTTCTCGCCCCGTTGGCGGGGTGAGTTTAGCGCCGGAGGCGCGGAGCGGGCCAAAGCGACGACAAAAGTGATGGTCGGTGGCGCGATGTCGCTGCTTGCCTACGAGCTGGTAAAGGACGGCGCGATTACTGGGGGCGGAATGTTCGACAAAGAGCAGCGCGCGACGAAAGTTGCCGCAGGCTGGCAGCCCTACAGCATCAAGATTGGCGACAAGTATTATTCCTACCAGCGCATCGAGCCAGTCTCGAAAGTGATAGGTCTCGTAGCCGACATGATGGAAATGTCGGACAAAAGCGCGGACGACGATAAGTTCAAGGTGTGGCTGGCGGCGACTGCGCTGTTCGGCAACGCGACTATCAGCACTACCTACATGTCCGGCCTGTCCGGGCTGTTCAACGCGGTAACTGACCCGGAGCGATACGCCGAAAACTGGTATGAGCAATATGCTTCCTCTCTGGTTCCGAAGCTCATAGGGCAGACCGCGGCCCTGATTGACCCGCACAAGCGCGAAGTCGAAGGAATGGTAGATTCCATCCAGTCGCAGGTGCCCTTCCTGCGCGAGAAGCTGATGCCGAAGCGCGACATATGGGGTGACAAGATGAAGGCCGACCGTCTCGGCTGGATTCTCCCCATCGCGGCGAGCGAGGTCACGCAGGACAAAGTCAAGGCCGAAGCTGTGCGGCTGGAGTTGGCGATTGCCAACGTGCAGAAGTTTATCACCGAGCCGGGTATAGGCGGAGCGAAAGATCGTCGAATTGACCTGGAGCCGGAGCAGCGGGATTTACTCAAAGCCATCAGCGGTAAGAAGGCGATGGACCTGTTGGTGCCTATGGTGAACTCGCCGGATTGGAACACGATTCCCGACTTCGCCAAGGCGGAGATTATCAAGAAAGTGGTCGAAGAGACTCGCAAGGCGGGCCGGTATGAAGCCTTGCCCCCGGATTCTAAGGAACGGCTGGAGCTGCGGACCAAAATGCTGGACAACATCATGCGGCAGGTTATGGAAGTCACTCCGGGGGCGGAGCCGGCCCCCGAGAAGAAGCGCAAGAAGGTGGACTGATGATTCTCGAATTTACAGACGGTCGGGAATTTGACACCGAGAAAGAGGACGACATGATGCGCCTCGGACGACTGTTGCGTGACACCGAGCGTATGAACGCGCAGTTCTTGGGCCAGATAGCACAACTGCGGGGAGACCTGCGCGCGGCCATTGACAAGCCGCTGCCTAGCCACGACAACAGCGACGTGGTCGCAGCCGTTGAGCGGATGCACGCTGACGTAATGACCGGCTTGTCGAAAGTGGTGCGGGCGCAACTGGCGGACACCATTCTGAAACGCGACCCCGTCTCCGGCGACCCGGAGCGGTCAATTAAAGTTGTTAGAGGATAAGCATGCTACTTCTTACCAGCATATCTGACCTGATTCAAGTTGTCACCGGCTCGGCGGTTATCAACATCGAAGTTCACGCCTCGTGGGTGGACAACGCCGCTGGCACCATTACGCCGGGGCGCACCAACACGGCTATCGCCACTGCGACCACTACGACCGTTGTTGCCAGTCCGGGGGCAAGCACGCAACGAAATGTGCAGACGCTGAACATACGGAACACGCACGCAACGTCGTCGAACGCCATCACAGTTCGGCACACGGACGGCACGACTGTTGTCGAACTGTTCAAATACACCCTGCTGGCCGGCGAGGAAATGATGTTCATTGACGGGGCCGGCTGGACGGTTTACCAGGTGAACGGCTCGCGCAAGGAAGGGGATTCGCAGACGGGCATCAACCTGCAGACCTTCACGACTCCGGGCGCAGGCACCTACACCCCGACGACCGGCATGAAGTATTGCATCGCGTTCGCAACTGGCCCCGGCGGAGGCGCAGGGGGCGCGGACACGGCAGCAGGTGGCACGGGCGACGTGGGGGTAGGTGGCGGCGGGGGCGCGGGGGGCACAGCCATCGGCTTCTTCACGGCGGGGCAGATTGGTGTGAGCCAGGCTACCAA